CCGTTCCTTCTGCATCCACATTGGAAGTAGTATGCAAGGTATTGGATATAGCCCATTCCTTACAAAGGAAATAATCACCTATGGCAGGGTTAAACCCTAAGGTGAACACTGGTTCCACACCTATTGTACCATCAGGATTCCTGAAGGTAGAACACTGTTCCTGAGTAAGCCATAAGAAGTTGTTTTCACTGACTTCAACACAATACTTGTCACCAATCTTCATTTCACAAATCAGTACTGGTACTTTGCTGATGCTATCAGTATCACTTTGATCCTTGTAGTACAACCAATCACCATAGTATTCAGAATACTTGCTTTTGAACTCATCATAGCCCAAGTAGGGAATCAGGCTGATAAGGCTTTTATCCTCTCTACCTGACTGATTGGGATAGTCGGCCTTTCGCCAATAAGCATTTACTTCAGCACTCTAAGTAAAGAAGTAATTGGGGTTATCCCTATATTGAAGTGGTGGCTGAAGTATCATACTTCCACTGAACACTATATAATTGGTTGTAGCATAGTCAGTAGGTGAAATAACACCAGCAGTAGTGGAAGACTTGTATTCCATCATACCACCTGCATTCTCCAAGGCTTGTGTGATTGTGTTCCATTCTGATACGGCAGTATCACCAATATCCTTGTTCTGACTTCCATTGATGGTTATCACTAGGTAGTTACTCATCTTCAGGTTATTCCTGATGGCATTATCAGTAGTGGATTCATCAGAATTAACCTTACCCATAGCACAAATCAAAGGGGCCAGCTTATGACTATTGATGATGTACGGAATCTGCCATTGCTGATAGGCTACACCATTAGCATCATAAAGATTGTTTTCAGTCAGTATATTATTCACTTCCTTTACTACACCATTATCATAATACCTTAAAGTCCAATCAGGATTCATCAGGTACTTGAAATACCAATTATGCTATTCAGTACTACCATTCTTATATTCCCTCAGGTAGAAGTTCCTATTAGTATATGGTGATATAATATTATCTTGTTCCAATGGTGATTGCAGAAGTTCTTCTTGTTCTTCCAAGTTACATTCTACAATAATCTGGTTATATACATCAGACATAGAAATATTAGTGTCATCAGACTTGTATAATGCTGATGATACCTGCACTAATGGTATGGTTTGAACCTTGTCACTGCCATTACCAATAATCTTCTTGAAGTTGATGGAACTGCTACCCTTGACTGAAGCCCAATTAAAGATATAGAAGGATTCCCCTAGCTGGACTATATGAAGGTTGAAGTATTGCAGAATTTCATTTAGGATTTCTTCCTAAGTCCACAAGTCATCTTCCTTGTCACCAAGGATAATCAGTTCGGATATGCCTGTGTGTGAAAACAAGTCACCCCAATCACTAGTACTAACATCCCTGATGGATGAATCATAGTACACATTCCTACTAGTGCCTAGTATCTCCTGAAGCAGTGTCAGGAAGGTCTTATTGGTTGCTTGCAGTTTGGTAAGTTCATAGGCTTGTCGCTCTTGGTATTTGTGATTCTCCAAGGTACACAAGTAATCCTAGCAGTTCAGGGATATTTCAGTATATTCACCTGCAAATTCCTAGTTAAAGGTGTTCGGCTCTACAAAGCCATCAAATATACATTCTTCACCCTTAAATATCTTCACCCCGATTTCCCTATCATTAGCAGTAAAGATGTAGTCACCAATATATTCCTTAGTAACAAGGGATATTGTAGCACTACTTTTTATTATCTAAGCAAACGTATCTTCTATATCTTGTGTGATTGTTATCGGTTCATCCGAAAAATATATCTTACCATCATCAGAACCAATAACATAATCCATCCCACAATCTATCTGGACATTATATGTTATATCCTTATTGGATTTAAAAGTACCCTGCAACATAATTAAAACTTTTTATTTGGTGACACTTTATTATAATTTTTCAGGGCTAGATATAAATCACTTCCCTTAATCCTTACGGTAGAAGTGGTAACACCATCAGAAGATATAACACTAGAACTATTCAGCATTTTAAATAGCCTAGCCTACTAACTACCATTTAATATCATTTCGCCCTTGTTCACCCTAGCTAAGTTCATATCCCCTATAGTGTTTGTTCCACCGACAATACCACCATCAGCAAAGCAACTGAACACCATTGAGAAGGCTGCTACAACTGCTGCTATACCTGCTGCTATGGCTGCTATGTTTACAGGGAAAGGAAGTGAAGCACCTGAAGCAGTAGCACTGGCTATAGCCCCTGCTTGTTTAACTCCAAGCTTACCCATTTCAGATGTGTTTTCCATCGTATCATTAGCTATCTTAGTTTGGGTGTTGGCAGTTTCAGTAGCAGTCTTACTGCTATCCATAGCCATTTCAGCACTATCAGCAGCTATCTTCTTAGCACTTGAAGCAGCACTGATATCAGCAAATAATTCTAAGATAGCCATAATACTTTCATAGGCTTCCATAGCTTCCTGAATGGTACTGATGACTGCACCAAAGCCATTGGTTATCTGCTCAAAGGTACTCATATCATTCCAATTATCCATCAGGTTTCCCCAAGTACCCTGAACACTTTGGATAGAACCATTAAGATTACCAAGGCTATCTACTGTACCCCTAATACCAGAATACATCTTATCCTTGAAGTTCGCATTGGCTTGAAGCTTCTCGGCATTTGATGAAGCAACCTTGTAAGATTCGGATAATTCATCAACTTTAGCCTTTGCTTGGTCATATATTGACACCAACTGACTTTCATTAGCAGTAAGTGTACCGCCAACCTTTACCTTTTCCTATATAGCCCTATACTAATCCTTGTATGTCTTTACTAAAGACTATTGGAAAATTAATTCTTCCTTGATGCTATCAGCATTGTTTGAAGCCTGATCAGCTTCAGAACCTTTAGGTTTCAGTGAATTGGTATGTGCCTTAACTGATACCTTCTGATTGTGTTCGGAAAGCTTATCATTGATGGCTTCTATGGTCTTATCATCTACCTAGGGCTTAATGGCTATTTCCATCACCCTTTTCTTCTCAGTCAGGTCATCTAGTTCCTTCTGGATGTTTCTTCTTGATTCATCACTGACAGCAAGCTTCAGTTCCTTCTGCTTACTAGTTATAGCATCATCCAAAGCCTACAGACTATTTTCATCAGGCTTGGCCTTCAGGGATAGTTCAATAGCTTGTTTCTTCTTCGTCAGTTCTTCTATCTGCTTCTGAACATCAGCCCTATCCTTGTCATTGATTGCAAGCTTCAGCTTACCCTATAGCTTGGAAATGTCTTCTTCAATCTTACCAAGGCTACCTTCCTGATAGATGGGCTTGGTGGTCTTACTTCCCTTACCTGATTTTGTCTTTTTGGTAGTCGGACTGCTATTTGGTTTAGTTGTGTTCTTAGAACTAGTGTTTGTTGCAGCATCAGTAGTTTTGGTTTCAACCTTCTGATTTACCTGAATTTTACCATTGATGGTTTCATTAATGGCATCTTCCACATTCTTCTTATACTGCTTTGCAAAGTCAATCGTGTTCTTCACATTCTTCCCCAAGGCTTCCTTCCACGCATCTACTGCACCATTGAAATCCCCTTCAAGTACCTTGCTGATAATTACAAAGAATGCCTTTATGCTATTCATCGCATTCTTTACTATCAGTACTATGGCATTGAATACATTCTTGAAGTTCAGTACTACTGCCTATAAGATACCACGAATGATGATACTATTATTGTATAAGTCAGTAGCCCAATCAGCAATAGCCTTGCAGTTGTCATTGATGGTGCTTACCATCTTTGTAAGCCACTGAATGATAGTCCTGAAGATAGACTGTCCGCCACCAAGGGATAACATCAAGCCTTCCCAAGCAGAATTAAGCCCTGCCAAATCACCCTGAAGGTTATCTGACATTGTATCTGACATTTCTTTAGCAGCACCATTACAATCCTAGAAGGTGGTGATAAGCTGCTTTCCCGATTCAGCACCATCCAATAAGGTATTGAATGCAGCCACACTTCTTTTGTCAGTAAGTTCCAAGGCTTCCCCTAGGTCAATTCCTCTATTCCTTAGTTCCTTCAAGGCATCCATCAGTTCAGTACCTGACTTCACTGGCTTACCGAAAGCCTATGCCAGCTTACCATTGGCATCCGCTAGGTTCAGGATGATGTTTCTTCCAGCAGTTGCTGCTGATGATGCATCAAAACCAGCATTGGCCAATACACCTAATAGGCCAGTGGTATCTTCCAATGTAAGCCCGAAAGCATTAGCTACAGGTGCAATGGTGGACATAGCACTATTTAAGTATTCAAAGGATAGTGCTGAAGCTGAACATCCCTTGGATAGTACATCAGCTACCCTTTGTGTTTCATCTGCTTCCAAGCCAAACATTCTTAGGGTAGCACCTGCCAATGATGCTGCACTACTCAGGTCAGTACCTACTGCTGTAGCGAAGTTCTGAATGTGTTCAGTCATCTTCTTGATTTGGGTGGGATCAAAACCAAGCTTTGCAAGTTCAATCTGAAGCCCTGCTATCTGGCTTGCACTATACATTGTCTTAGCACCCAATTCAAGTGCCTGGTCAGTAAGTTCCGATAGCTGACTAGCTGATTTTCCCGTTACTGCCTGAAGTACTGATTGGGATTTGTTGAATTCCATTGTGGTAGTAATCCCCTGCTTCAGGGCATTGACTGCCAATGTAGCACCTGCTGCTATACTACCCACACCTGTAGCCATAGCAGCACCTTGTAAGGCCATTCCCTTGAAGTCAAAGCCCATTTTGGATGGACTGCCAACATTCTTTATTTCCTTTCCGACTTGTCCAAGTTGTGTCTGAAGCTGCTTCAGCTATGCCTATGCAGCCTTACAAGAATCAGAAATTGCTTTGCCGAAGTCACTTCTTTTAGCTTCATCTGACAGGTTAGCCCACTATATCTGAAGTTCCTTGACTTGGTTAGTAAGTGCCTTTTCCTACTGCTTGGTGGTCATTGTTCCTGATGCTACTTTATCAAGAACCTTGACCACTCTTTGATAGGATGCTACTTGTGCTTCTGTAACCGTCTTTATCTAGCCACTGCTGCCTTTTGCTTCTTTGCTATATTTCTCTAGTACGGATTTTGCATCATTAATAGACTTAACCAAGCCTGATGTATCCGCACCTATAACCGCCATCAGTTTAGCCATTATTCTTCTATTGCGTTTTTAATGTAGTTATTCAAAGTTGTATCTGCATCGTTCATAGCCTTATCTATGGTTTCATTGGGCTTGATGAATCCCTTCTGATAAGGCTTCACTGCCTTACCCATCATCTTAGTTTGTCTTCTATATTGTGTACCACCGACAAAGAACCTAGTCTTGTAGGTATGCTGATTATCTGATGTACCTAGTGAATGAATCTTTATCTGGGATGATCTAAGCTTTCCAACCATAATACCCTAGGCCAAATCTCTATAGTTATGACCTGAAGAATGGGCTTTATATATGCTGCTGCTATTGATGAATATCTGCCTAGCCTCATCCCTTAATTTGAAGGCAGATGCTATGATAGCCTTATCAATGTTCTTCAGCATTTCCTTGGAAGCCTTTTCTATATCGTATGTATCAAATATCAGTCTTGTCCTTCCCATTGCCTTGATAATTCCTTTAGTCTGTTAATATCGTCATTACTAATATCTTTGGGGGCTTCTTCCATCAAGTCTGATTCTTCCCATTTAAAACTACATATATCCTGAAATGATAGCTTCTTCTTGCTATTCACCTAGGCCACAACATAGGCAATCAGTCTGCTTGATTCCCATAAGTTCCTATCCATATAAGGTAGGTTATCCACTATATCATTCAGTTCCCATAGGCTGCATTGGTCTAGGAAATAAGGTACATCCATCACCCTGAACTGAAATACAAGCAGGTTGAATAGATAGTGGTATAGGCACTTTGGTACATCGCCATCCTAATTGTCGGTGGTTAGTCTTTTTTTAGCTTATTATTGTTGCTGACTACATTCTGAAGCCATTCCCCAAAATCATTAAGTGTGTCGGGATGTTCATCTAGCCAATCAATGAAGTTATCCATCTATAGTTCATAGTCCAAAGAAGATGCTACTACTACACAATAGAAGAAGGTGATAACATCAGTAAGGCTTGATGGGGCCAGTGTAGCACCTGTGATGTTCTCATACATCATCATTGCCCTAAGTGAATACTTCAGGGTAATTTCCTTTTCGTTTATATTTATTGTCATAATTCTTTCCTTTTAAAAATAAAGGGCAATAGAAGATGATTCTACTGCCCCTTGGTTAAAGGCTAGATAGCCTTGATTACTCGCTAGTTGTCTTTTTAATACTTCCAGTTCCAGTAAGGGTTACAGAATAAGTTGCATTCTCACCATTATTGGCATTTGCTGTAAGTGAAGTGATGATAACCTTGCCTTCATAATAGGTGTTCTAGGAAGTCCAATGTGTAAGGTTAGGATTTCCATCTGCTACATTCTGACTAAGGTCAGCTTGGTCAGTCTTCAGTCCAAATCTGACGGTAATAGCATCACCTGCTAGCATTGTACTAAACAAGCTATCATACTCATCTGAAGTAAATAGGTTCTCTGAGGTGATTTCCCAAGTGTACTTTGATATTTCGGAAGCACCCCAAATTCCGTGATCTTTGCTTGAAATATCAGTGGTTTCAGCAGTAATTGTAAGGGTGTGGTTTGTGGCATAGGCATAGCTATTGCCAGAACTATTGAATAGCATCAAATCACGACCTTTGATTATTTTATTTGCCATATTCTTAATACTTTAATCAGTTATTTACATTAATACTAAACTGCATCCTTTGAATAAATGCATTGTTATTATAATCTTCAGTAGCCAAGGTTAGTAGTGTATCATTGATTTCCATATCATTATATGTGGTATGTTGTACTTCTAGAAGTTCCCTTACCTAGGTGGCAATCTCGATACCCCTATAATACTTGTCAGTAACAACTATTACTTCCATTACTACCTTGTCTTCATAATATCCATCCTTGGATCCTGAACTATCCAGATTGATTCTTTTATAGACTATAAAGGGATATTTGGCATCATTATCCGCTATAAGTGGATATGACTTCACACCCTCTATCTGGCTTAGTTTGGAATAGATATACTTACCCAAATTCAGTGTATCAATCATTTACTAGTTCCGTCTTAATGGTTAATTGTTGCTATACCTTGTCAGGTTCAATATCTAATATCCTATACTGCCTATCTTTCCATACTATTCTGCAATAGTCATTAATCGGCACATAATCCCTGATTTGGAATGTCTTGATGGCTGAATAGAATATTTCATTGTTTTCATTCATCCTACCACCGCTATTATGAACCAACCTAGCCCTAGTAGTGTAGGCAGTCACCCATTCAGTAGTTTCTTCACCAAAGTCATTGGTGCTTACCTCTGGGAATATGATTTCAATTTGTTCAGTTAATAATCCGGCTCTCATCAGGGTACTTCATAATGTTTGTAAAGCCCAAGAAGGTATTCTAGGGTGTATGGTACTTTAACTACGGAACTATAGGCTACTGGCTCCCTATTAGCGTATAAGTTGCCTACCATCAGAAGAATTGAATGACTGATAGCAGATGGTAACACACCATCTACTACCAAATCATCCAAAGCTATGTCCAAATGCTAGGCCACGGAATCTTCAGCTACCTTAATCAAGTCACCGATATAGGTATCATCATCCTTATAGGAATCATCAACATTCAGGTGCTTCTTGGCTTCATCAATGGTTATGTACATAGCTTTCAACTTTTAATAGACTAGAATCAATCAGTGGGAAGGGTTTTAGCCACAAATGCTTCTGCACGTCTAGGCTTGGCATCGAAGTAGGCATTAACCACCAATCTTACCTTTCCATTGGTTGCTTGTGAATATGGATCTACCGTTAAGTCAATTGAACCCCATTGGCCAATTATATAATCATCGAAGTTTCCAAGAACTATACCCTTGCAGGCTGATGTTGAAAGTACAGGAATACCATCAATATCCCCATTCTCCATCACGAACAATCCGCTACCTGCATCTTTCTTAGTAGTCTTTAAAGCTGCTTTAGCAGCAGGGGATACAATGTATTTGAAATCACCTGATACATTTGCTTCCTCTAACTCCTTGACTAATCCAACCATTGTTTCATAGGAAGTATCTTCAAGGGCATCTGCACCATAGAAGATACCTGCTGGTTGCTTAGTAGTACCTGCTGCATTGCCTAAGATGGTTTCCTCTAACTTGTTTGTGATAGCCTTCACAATATCAGCCCTGATAAGTGCTTCAGCAGATACACTATCCTGAATAAGGAATTGCTTTGAAATGTCAATGTAGGCAGTGATTCTCTTTGGCTCTAAGTTGACTTCAGTAAATGTACCCTGACCATTAGAAGCTGCTTCAATCTCACCAGCCCATCCGACATTACCACCTGAATATACTGGGATGTTCACATTACCCACAAGTCCTGTCATAAAGTTAGCACCAGCAGCACTAAGTACTAGTTTTGCTCTAAGTGGTTCAAGGATGTTAAGTTTATCTTCTGCTACTGCTTCCTGACCATTAGTAGCTATTGTAGCCTGAATATCTCTGGCTTCAATGGGAAGCAAAATCTGACCGCTATAAGAAAGCCCTGCTTTGCGCATTTCCTCTGCGCCAGCATTTACTACTTCCTAGCTTCTTTCGTCTAATTGACGATTGTTGGCTATATCATTGATAGCCTTCAATAATGAAAACTTTTCCATACTTCTTTTTGTGGTTTCTTTGTTTAGTTTACTATTTAAATCTCTTATCTCGTTATCTACTTCTTCCATCTGTTTCTTCAGGTCTTCAAACTTGGTGCTTTCCTCGTCACTAAGCTTTCTTGATTCCTTTTCAGCACCTGATAGAATGGCTTCAGCCTGAATCTTCAACTGATTCTTCTTGTCAATCAATTCCACACTATTCATATTCTTCATTTAATGGTTTCCCTTAATTCCTTGTAATAATCTTCAAGTTCCTTCTTCTCCTTGGCAATAGCTTCATCCATCCCCCTTGTATCAGCCTTTACTGATGTGGCATCATAAGCAGC